TCTTGACCACGCAAGGCACTACCTAAACCTAATAAAGCAACTCCTGCTTCTGGTGATAATTTACCTAATGACATTATCTAAAAACACCTCCTATAGCTAATGATCCTAATAGACTACCAAGACCACCAAGTATATCAGCGCTACCAGCAGTACCTCTTGATACTTGCCCTTGCATAGCTGGAATACCGCTAATGGCTTGCGATAGTAAACCAAACTGTTGGTATGGATATTGCAAGGCACGCTCGAACTCTCCTCTTGCTGCACCCAGAGCTTGTTGCTGTAATGCTCTTTGTTGTGCGCCTGTACCCAGTAAACCTTGTAATGCTTGCTGTTGTCCAAGTTCTTGTTGTCCAATTAAACCAGCTTGGAATTGTTGTTGCTGTTGTTGCATACGAGCTTGTTCTAACGCACGTCTTGCGCCAATGTCCATGCCTGCTAAACCAAACTGTTGTTGTAGTCTGGCTTGTTCTAATGCTCTTTGCTGTGCTTGTTCTGCACCCAACATACCAGCCTGTTGTTGCAGTTGTGCTTGTTGCAAGGCACGCTGTTGTGCTTGCTCTGCGCCCAATAAACCTGCTTGTTGCTGAAGTTGAGCCTGTTGTAAAGCTCTTTGTTGTTGTAATTCTGTACCAGTAAGTCCAGCTTGTTGTTCTAATTGTGCTTGCTGTAAGGCTCTTTGTCTTTCTGCTTCAAATCCTGCAAGTCCTGCTTGTTGTTGTAACTGAGCTTGTTGTCTAGCAATATCGGCTTCTAAACCAATACCAAATTGTTGTGCTGCTAATTGTCTTTGTATGTCGGATTCGGCAGCTCTTTGTGCTTGTTCGAAACCAGCTTGTCTTAATTGTGCTGCGGTTCTAGCTGCTTGTTCAGCAAATGGTCGAGCAGCTTCTGCTTCTAAGATCGCACCTCTTGAACCACCAAATGCACCTGCACGAATGGCTTGTTCTTGCGCTCTTTGTTGAGCAATATCTTGTTGTCTTTGTATATCACCAAGCGCAACATCAACTACTTGTTGTTCAAATGGTGATCGGTATGCCGATATATCAGCACTTAATAATGATGGTACTTGCAATTGTCTTGGTGCGCCTATTTGTGCTGCTTGTGGTCCTCTGATTCTTTCTATTTGTGCAACACCTGGACCACCAACTTGCCCTATTTGAGCAAAGCCTGGTTGTCCTACTGGACCGATCTGCGCTGATACTGGTTGTGGCACGGCACTAATTTGTGCTGCTTGACCACCAACTTGTGCTATTTGTGGTGTTGGTGCTTGCATCAATTGTTGTCTTTGAGCAAATGGATCAAATGCTTGCGCCCTACCAAATTGTTGTCTTGTAGCTTCAAATGCTCGTAATTCGTCTGGTGAAAAACCAGCTACTTGTGGTCCTGTATAGGGGATAAATGGTTGTTGAGCCAAAGTTCTGGCTTGTTGATAGATGTCTTGATATTGTTGTTGTTGAAACGATGGTACTGTGGTTTCTACTGTTTGCTTGCCTTTACTCATAAATCTTTTCTAATTAAATATTCTGGCTCAAAACCTAATCCTTTTAGCTTTCTAAGCCAACCCTTACGACCACCGCCATAAAGTCTTTTTACTTGCGCTCTACGAGCGAAATCTTCTATATATGGTAACATTTCTGCGAGTTCTTCGTACTTACCACCACAGAACAATAAGTTTAAAGCTCTGTATTGTGGGAATACAACAAACTCTGTAATCATGGCTGATTCCTTACCAGGCCATAAATGAAATATTCCTTGTCTTATTTTATCCTCTATGTCGTCTATTGTATAGCCGTCTTGGTGTTTTACGGCTTTCTCAATCCAAGGTTTACAACGTTCCCATTGTATTTCCCATTCTTGTTGCGCTTGGGATTGTCTGTCTAATTTTTTAATCGCCTTTTGCATATTCAACGATGCTCATAATAACACTAAGTTTATTAGCATGAGCAGCAGTACATTTAATTATTTCACCTTGGGTTATTATTAAACTACGGGTTAATAATTCAACCGTATTGTGAGCTGATATATTAAATTGTGACCATAATGTATGTTCCACAGACTGATCATCTGTTAGTTTTAAAGTAAAGTTTGTTTGTTGTCCGCCATCTTCTGTTACTAAAATTGATTCAATTACAACAAAATCAAAATCATCCCCACTAGGCGCTGTATATAAAAGTGTTTCACTTGTAGTTGTTAAATCAACAGTAACATTTCTAGCTCGTTGTATGTATTGTCTTTGTGAGGATAAGTCCATTATCTGCGCCCTCTCGCACGAGCATCCACTCGTATTTGTCCGACTTGGAAATCTTGCGTGGTTGAACCTGTGACTTTCATTTTAACTTGACGTGCGTTGAAGCGTGCATCGGTATAACCATCGTTCTCAAAAGTAAATGAACCAAAGTCTGTTTCAGATCCTAATGGGGTAAATTTACCAGTAAATGAAATGGTAACGCCTGGCAACACGTTGGCTTCTTCATCGGGTATGATTTGATTGACTTGAGCAACTCTGTCGCCTTGTCCGATTTCTATTGGTCCAGACTGACAGAATGGCGCTGTACCATTGTTGTTAGGTGACTTAGCTAATGTATTGTTTTCATGTTCGTAAATAAAACCAGAAGAATCACCAGAGATAGGAAAATCAAATACGCCTTGGTCGATCCAACAACCACGATCTAGTTCACCGATTGACCATACGTTTTGAGCGTAGTTCCATATCACATATTTATTTGGTGTGTATTGTCCTTCACCAGATGGGAAACCCCACCATATTTCATTAAAGTTTGAATTGTGTCCACCCCAGCTTGCAGCTCTACCTTGTAGATTAAGATTATCAAAAACGTAATCATGCACATCGCATTGGATCTCTCTAACTTGACCATCGTAAATAAAAAATGAGTTTTCTCCCATCCATGCTAGGAAATTACCAGTTGGTACAATCACCCTACGACCAACGGCTTTACAGTTTGTCCCAGCATCAGCAATGGAATAAACAAATGGGCTACCAGCGTAATACATACGACTGATACCTGTATCACTAAAGACAATAACATCTGTGCCAAACTTAACGGCATACAAAGCACGTCCGCCCGTTGGTATTTGTAGATCACCAGCAGTATTACGAGCTAATGGTGTCCAGTTGGTACGATCTTCTCTATTGGACCAAGCAATCTTTCTTGGATCATCACTAGAACCAATGGTTACTAAATGTCTTTCGTTGGTAACTAAAATGGCTTGGTTGCCTGTGGGTGCGTTGGTTACTACAGTAGCTATGGTATCTGGTGTGCCACCTGCTGAATCGGGCGACCATTTGTAAACTTTACCATCGCCAGAAAAACAAAAGACTAAATCCTCTCCCCAGTTATCAAAAGAAAAATGTCCTGTATCAAGCGGTAAGCCAGATTGCGAACGTGCGTCGCCATAATCTTCTACCCCCCAATGATATGCACCATAACCCAAAGGATCGTTAGAAGCGTCATTGACGAAGCCTGCGGGGGTAATATCGGTCCAGGTGTTGTCGTATAAGACATAAACTTTTTGTCTTGTGCCGACAGCGAGAACGGGATTACCAGCATTATCTGAATAAGCGTGCATCCCGATAGGTTCACCATCGAGAGCTGTGGCTCTTAATTTGGACCAGCCACCTATAGGTTTTAGGTAGCCATTTTCAAAACGAACTAAGTTTCCATCAACCCAACGGCCTTTATTGGAATAATTCGTGCCGTTGGTGACAATTCCTGCTGGTGGGGTGATAGAAACTAATGCCATACATTTATTTTACTTCTTTAAGTTTAAAGCAAGTAGATCAATATATTTTTTAACTTTTGCTACCCACTCGTCGTCTTTAACGTTTGGTGTTAAAGCCGATACGATAGATGCAATAGCAATAACGTGTACTGCTATTTGTACGATGCTAATTATTAGATCCATATTAACTTCCTATTACGCCATGTACCACAGAAGGGTTTTTTAATTCTGCGATCTGACCATCAATGTTATCTTTATATTCTTGCACTTGATCTGCACCTAAAGCCGATTCAACCCAGCCTTGCACATCAGATACAGTTACACTATCGTAGTTGATGAAACCAGACAAGTCTGATACATCTAAACCTACAGATCCATAAACTCCTGCTGAGTATGGATTGCCTTCAGCATCGACTTCAGAATCAACGCCATTTAATCGCCAATGAACATTAAAAATTACTTTGTTTTGTCCATCGTATTCTGGGTAGTAATCTACGTTTGATACGTCCCATTCATATGATATAGCCATTCTAGTTTCCTCCTTTTAATAGCTCTATTTTATCCACAATAAAGTACGCAAGATACCAATTTAACTCCAGTATCTGAATTACCTATTGTAACTTTTCCTATTGTTTTACTTCTAATAATATCGTCTGATTGTACTTTAGCAGTACCATCACCATTTGATTCTAATAAGTCACCACCATTACAAGCACCAGTTACTTTAACTGAACCGATACCAACGGAGGCAACGACTGGTTTGTCATTCTCGTCAAACTTAGACAATACTCCATATACACGAGCATCACCCTCTACATCAGAAACTTTAATCTTTGCGTGGTCTGCTCTGGTTTCTCCTGTTTTAGAACCAGTAGTGTAAGTGTCTAATTCATCTATAGTTGAAACAACAGTACCAACTTCAATATCTGTTGATATGCCTGATGATTCATGTGTGCCTGAAAAACCATTATAAGATACTGTAGCACCTGAAACAGAAATTGTACCTTCTTGTGAACCTGCTTGTCTAAAACTAACCAAATCTCCATCATTTGTTTGTCTACCTATATATAAAACAGTATTGCCAGCTCTAAAATGTACTGCTGCACCTGCGGGTGTTAAATAATGTCCTGTATCGGTAGAACTACCAACATCAATATCAGCAGTAGTGCCGATTAAAACGTCACCCCCACTATCAATCCTCATGCGTTCTGCACCAGCAGTACCAAAAGCTAATTTGTCGCCATTATGTAAATATTTAACAAAACCTCTTTCATCTCCACCTGAATCACCAAAATATAAAGCACCTGTAGATAGAGTATTTGATGAAGTTAAATAAATATCAGGGTCTGTAACTCCACCTATTTCTAAATTGGCAGCTGGACTGGTTTCACCAATACCTAACCCTGTTGAGGTTATTCGCATAACTTCTGCTTCTGCAGCACCAAATCTTAAAGCTTCATCAACGTGATTGTATGTTACAAAGCCTTGATAATCGGTTGTTGTATTTGTATCGGTAAAATGTAAGGCTGATGATGAAGTGTTACCTGCATAAATAGACATGATTTCAGAACCTGAACCATCACCAACAGTAAGCCTTCTTTGTGGGGAAGAGTTTCCAATACCTACGTTACCACCATTATTGATGTAATTAACATCATTTGGCTTTGAAGATAATCTGACTTTGACAGTACCAGTATCTAATAAACTGAATCTAGCTTGGTCGTTATTTTCTCTAAATATG